GTCCTCTCCTGAAGGAAAAAGCCTTATTTTCGGCACTTTGAATCATATCCGCTTGCCTTATTTCCTTTTATCATTCTTTCACCTTATCCAATATCTGAGTTTTTATTTCCCGTGCTATTGCTTCAATAACATTTACCGTAACACTGTTTCCAAACTGCTTATACATATGAGTGTCAGCTAAATCCCAAGTGAAATCTTCTGGAAATCCTTGCAATCTTGCCCATTCTCTCGGAGTCATTTTTCTGATACCATCTTTGTTAATTTCGCCTTTAATATGAGTTGTCGGAACCATTGAATGTTCTCGCTCATCTTTGATTAGGTTTCCTTCTCTTCCCATACCACCACATACGATTGTGCCGGCAATTCCGTCAAGATCTCTTATAACATAACCAAAACCGTGCCCAGCTGCTTCATGTCGTTCTCTGTGTCTTATCAGTGTGTTCATATATGTGTCTGATAAGTAATATTTTGACGGCACCGGAGCAGGATCCATGATATCACGAATGCATTTATTTTCCTTATCACCAACAGGAAAGATGAATCCTTCTGGGGAACATTTTTTAAGTAAATCATTGCGTACACAAACAAGATAAATACGCTCTCTATTCTGCGGTACTCCAAAATCTTTTGAATTTAGTACCTTATCATATACGGTATATCCTATCTGTTCAAATGCACCCTTAATAATTTTAAAAGTTCGTCCTCTGTCATGGATAGTCAGTCCTTTTACATTTTCGCAAAAAATGATTTTGGGCTTGTGATATTCGCATATTCTGACTACATCCTGGAATAATGTACCACGGCACCGCCCTTTGTAGTCATCCTCAAATCCCATGTGTTTTCCCGCCATAGAAAATGCCTGGCACGGGAATCCGGCTAAACATATATCGAATGATGGAATGTCTTTCTCGTCTATCTGGGTAATATCCCCGGCAATTTCAAAGGGATCCTTGTAATTAGCACGATATGTTTTCTGCGCCGGCTCATCCCACTCGGAGACAAAAACGGTCTCAATTTCCTTGCCGAAAGCATTATCAAAACCTCTTCTAATGCCGCCAATTCCGGCAAATAAATCAATGGATCTGTACATTTTAATCTATTCCTCCTGTTACGATTATATTACACTCTTTCAAGAAACGCAAAAATGTGTTGACTTTGCTCAAAAACTTTCGTACACTCAATACATCGCTTGAGAATTGCTAAGCGAAAGTTTAAGAAAGGAGCAAGTAAACAGATGTATGATTCGACAGACCTGAAGTTCCTGATCAGAGCCAAGTACGGGACGATCAGGAAGTTTGCGGAAGTAGTCGGGCTCTCGGAAAACACGATTCAAAATCACCTAAAAGACGGTAATTGGGACATGAAGCAGGCGATCAAAGTGATCGAAGCTCTTTCCATACCTCCGAAGATGACTTTTGTGTATTTTTTTGAGCCGATGCTTTCGAGAAGCGAAAGTCAGGAATGATCGAAGCTCGAAAAGGCTTCGATGAAGTATTCAAAGCAAAGGAAGCAAGTTAATATGTCAGTTTCAATTCTATTCTGTGCGTTCGCACTCGGCATGGTGCTCGGTGCCGCACTCGTTTTCCACATCACAGCAGACACATACGACTCAGCACTCGACGAATCTTATCAGAGCGAACTCAAATGGAGACGTCAGGTCGACGAGCTCGAAGATGAGATCGAGCACCTTGAACTGCGCCCGGTTCACTGTCCTGCTCCGGTCAAGATCACACAGATTGGAATCGACTGGGACGAGCTTGACTTCCCGAACAGCTCTGACAGGAGGTGAATAAATGAGCGCAGAAGAATACACGAAGATGGCGAACGGTGCCATCCAGTCTATTATCGACGAAGTAAATAAGGAAGAAGCCGAGAAGGTTGCTATCATCGGCTCCAGCTTCTTGGAGCTCCACACAGTGAGCTTGGGGAATCCCGTCCTCGTCAATATAGATCAGATCACGGTGATCGGTAATACGGATGAAGGCACATCTATTTCATTCGCTACTCAAGCAGACAGTTATATCAATGTCCGCGAATCCTACGAAGCGATCAAAAACACAATCAGGTTTTTATTCAGGAGGTGAGAATGAAGATCAAAGGCTATAAGGCGATGAACGAAGACATGACTTGCCGAGGCTTCCAGTATGAGGTCGGCAAGACATACACCATAGAAGGCGGGATCAAGATATGCGGAAATGGATTCCATTTCTGCCGCGATATTATAAGCGTCTTCAACTACTATGGGCGATTTAAAAGCCGAGTCTTCGAAGTCGAAGCAGATGGATATATCGAGAAGGGCGACAAGCTCTGCTGTCAGAAGATCACCATCGTTCGCGAAGTAAAGGGAATCGAATTAAATCGGATTCTTTACGGCGACGGCTACGGCTCCGGCTACGGCTCCGACGACGGCAACGGCTACGGCTCCGGCTACGGCTACGGCTACGGCTACAGCTACGGCTACAGCTACGGCGACGGCTCCGGCTACGGCTACAGCTACGGCGACGGCTCCGGCTACGGCTACAGCTACGGCGACGGCTACGGCGACGGCGACGGCAACGGCAACGGCTGCGACTACGGCTACGGCAAAAACATTCAAAAAATACTTGATTTTATGGAGGAATAATCATGAATAACACGATAGTAGTATGCGAATACGGTTGGATTTTGGTTGGCAAGATGGAGAATTCGAGTGCACAGACGACTCTTCTGAAAGAGGCTTCAGTCGTAAGAAGATGGTCGAGCGGAAAAGGAATCGGCGGACTGGCTAAGGCTGAGAACAAAAACGAATACACTCTTGACAAAGTCGGGACTGTATCTATTCAGACATCGAAGATCCTTTTTGAGATTCCGTGCGAGTGGTAAGGAGGGATTCAATATGGCACTTAATATCAAAAGAGGACCGCAGGCACGCTCGATCCGCTGCGTCATCTACGGTCCCGAAGGTATAGGCAAGTCAACGCTTGCCTCACAGTTCCCGGACGCGGTCTTCATCGACTTTGAAGGGGGAACCGATACGATGGATGTCGCCCGTTTCGAAAATCCTACACACTTCGTCGGGCTCATCCTTCTTCTTAAGAATATATCACAGGAAGACATCTGTAAGACGGTCGTCCTCGATACGGCCGACAAGCTGGAGAACCTTATCACAGACCACATCTGCGAAGTCAACGACTGGAAGAACATTGAAGATCCCGGATATGGCAAAGGTTACACATATCTCGCCCAGAAGTGGCTCGAAGTCCTGAAGGCTTGCGACGAGGTCGTTGATTCGGGCAAGAACATCGTCATCGTCGCTCACGCTGCGATGCGTAAGTTCGAACAGCCGGATGAGATGGGAGCTTATGACCGATGGGAGCTGAAGCTCTCAAAGAAGACCGCACCTCTTATCAAGGAATGGGCTGACATGGTCCTCTTCATGAACTACAAGAACTCCATCGTCGAAGATCCCAAGACCAAGTCAAAGAAGGCGGTCGGAGGCAAGCGTGTCATGTACGCTACACACTCGCCGACCTACGACGCGAAAAACCGGTTCGGTCTTCCTGACTCCATGGATGCCGACTTCTCTGAGGTCGCGCATATCTTCTCGAATGTCCCGGTCAAGAAATCCAAGAAGGCGGAGATCTCCGAAGCGGTTGACGGTCTCGGAGGATTCGAGCCGTGGCTCATTCACTTCCTGTCCGTGCAGGATCCAACACTCACGGCTAACACTATCGACGAGCTGGAGCCGACGGCTATCGAGTTCGTTCATAAGAATATCAACAAGTTAATCAATAAGTTCAAGGAGGAACAGACAAATGAGTGAAACAGCGTTCGATTGGAACAGCAAGGTACCTGCAAAGGCAGAAGAGAGGGAGTTCGCACTTCCTCCGATCGGAGAGTATAACTTCATGGTTGTAAGTGCCGAGAAGACATTCTCTTCAAACGGAAATCCGATGATCAAGGTCAGACTTGACCTTCAGGGCGCGGACGGCTCGGTCTTCGACAACCTTGTCATCTCCGACAAGATGATGTGGAAGCTGGTCTCCTTCTTCGAGTCTATTGGTCTCAAGAAGGAGGGCGAGGAGCTCTCACTTTCCATCGGTGACGCAGCGGATAAAGCTGTCGGCATGGAAGGCTTCTGCAAGATCAAGCATGAGACCTACAACGGCGAGAAGAGGGCGAAGGTTGACAAGTACCTCATCCCGACCGCGAAGAAGGCTACTACAGCTCCTGTTCTCGATGAGGACGATTTGCCCTTCAAGATTGACTGATTATGATGACCGATCTTGAAAAAATGCTACAAGCTCTCGACTCGATAGATCCTTCCCGTGTCACCTACGAGGAATGGATTCATGTCGGCATGGCTATCAAGGCCGAAGGCTTGAGCTGCGATGTCTGGGACGATTGGTCGAGGAATGACTCACGGTACCATGTAGGCGAGTGCGACAAAAAGTGGAGTTCTTTCGAGAACTCCGGCATCTCCGCAGGTACCATCTTCCATCTGGCCGAGCAGTACGGTGGCTACACTCCATCAAAGAAGTGGTCTTTCGATGACTATCTTCCGGCGGAAGCCGAGGAAGGTAACTACTACGAGGAAGTGCTCTCCAAGAACAGTGCGGAAGAGGAGCCCTGGCAGATGGCGGTACGCTATCTGGAGACGCTTTTCACTCCTGACGAGTCCGTGTCTTACGTTCATTCGGCGACGTTCAAGGAAGATAAGGTCAAGTGGATTCCTGCCGATGCCGGTCACGTCCGTAAGGTCTCTGCTATTATCCGAGACCTTAAGAAGTACAAGAGGCTTGACGAAGCGTTCGGGACGATAAACCCAGAAGCCGGTGCATGGATAAGGCATAACCCGTCAACAGGTGCCAAGGATGCCGATGTCACTCGATTTGCCTATGTCTTGGTAGAGTCTGATTCGATGCCGTTGGAAGAACAAAAGAAGTTCCTTATCAATCAGAAGCTCCCGATCGTGGCTTTGATCGAGTCAGGCGGAAAATCCATTCATGCCATCGTCAAGATCGAAGCCTCCGACGAAAATGAGTTCAAGCAGAGAACGAGCTTCCTGTTCGACTACCTGTCGCAGAGACATTTCCAGATCGACGAAGCGAATAAGAACCCTGCAAGACTTTCCCGTCTTCCGGGTGCCATGCGTAACGGCAACATTCAGAGGCTTCTTGCCACGAACATCGGCTGTGCGTCTTGGCTTGAGTGGATAGACCTTGTGAGCGGTGTGGATGATGACCTGCCGGAGATCCATTCCGCGAGAGATATGTTCGAGAATCCCGTTCCCGAGCCTCCGGCTATCATCGGCGGT